GCAGAAAACACTGAAAGAGCCTCATTAGATATCACAGTGCCCATCGTGTCCGCTTCCGTGGACACATTAATTCCGCTGGTCGTTACTAATGTAAGTTGGTCGCTCAGCTCACTCAGAGCTGTGAAAGGTTGCCCAAACTCAAACGCGTTTGAGGCGGACGCGTCGACGTTAGGGACTCCCTGCGCGATATGTCGGTATCTCGCAACTAATGTTCGTGCCACATTTTGACGCCGAGCCAACAGGGCATGCCAATTATTGATGGGGCCAACACTAAAAAACGCGACTAATGAAGCGCTCTCAGTCGCGTTCATGTGGGCAAACGCAGCCGCTATCGTTGAGCCGTAGGCGACTTGGAAAGTAGGCCCAGTTTGCAGAAGATCATCAACGCCATCACCCTCTAGCCAATATAGCCCGTTGCTCTCCCGCAGGATAGGCCGTGCGGCATCTGATGGCGCTGTTGCGTGATTCCCGTTCCCGCTCAAATCCAGCACCGTCCCCACCACGCCATTGACTGATGCTGGTGTAGATGCGGAGGCTCCGGTGCGTTCGACAAATAGCGTAGATAGATTGGAGATGTCGTAGAGCGCCACTAAATTAGGCAGCTTCGTGGGGTCGAACGGCGAAGCCTCGCCCCCGGACAGAAGGAACCTGCGGCGTCTCCGAGAGCTGATCATCCGCGCGGAGCTCCCACCACGATAACATCCATTTGCACGCCCGACCCGGCGGTCGCGATGGGGCGAATGAAAAGAGGGTTCTCGGCGATCACCTCAATCTGCGTCGCGGCCGTCAGCACGATGGCATCGCCCCGTGGGTTCGTGAGCGTAGCCCAATTCGTCCCGTCGTTNGAGCCTTGCATCGTGATCGCCCCGCCTGACGTGAAGTCGCCAATCGCCTGTACCGTCTTGTCCGGATAGGCAGCCAAGCTCACCGGGGCACCATCGTCGTTCTCCGTAATGCCTTCCNACGTGACGACGGCAACTCCCTCGTTTGTCTTATGAAGCGACGCGGCGCGTGTAGCCATGTTGAGCCTCGTTTAAACAATCTCAGCCAAATTCGAGCTTTTCGCCGTGCTCCGGCAAGCGAAACCCTGGGTAAAGCCGCTTGCCCGAAAACTTCTCGGCAACGTCGCGCGGCCTTTCCATCACGGGACCGCCGCCAAAGTACGCAGAGCTGCCCTGGTTCGGCAAGAGCTTTTCGTAGTTGTTTTGCAGCTTCCCGAGCGGAAACAGCACGGCCGCCGCATAAGAGAGCGCGTCGCCCGGATGCGAGTGCTCATTCTTGACGGGGGTGTCGGACACCAGCCCGGAGCGGGCGATGTTGTAATGCCAGCCTCCGCGCAGCGCGTGCCACACGTGTCTGGCCCGGTCGCGGTCCACCTGCACGAGCCCGCGGCCCTGGATCGCCTTCGTCAAAACCGCACGCAGCGGTTCGAGGCGCGGCAACTGCTTGACCGGCCCGCTTTTCCACGGCCCACCCAAGCGGGAGCGGATCGAGTGCACGGGCGTCCGCTTGATCGACCCCTGCTCACGAATCGTGCCCGCGGGGTCGCCGATGTGCCGCCACCGATAGCCGCGATAGTCCTTCGCCAAGATCGGCGCAATGATGTACTCGATCAACTCTTCTGCGCCAATGCCCTCCCCAACGTGGCTTTCGAGAATGTACCAATGCCCGGACGGCGCGATCTGCGTGATGATGCAGGTTGGGTTGTGGCCGAAGTCCCAGCACAGAATGAGCTCTTGGCGCGGCACGGGCACGAGCCCAACCGCCAAGTGAAACTTGTCATTCCACTGCGGCGTGACCGGCTTGCCGAGCTGTTGGAACCCGAACTCGCCTTCGACGAACCGGCGAATGAGGTCGGGACGATGTGCCCACGTCTTGCGCAGGATTTGGTAGTAGTCGGCGGGCAAGTTGTGGATGTTCTCGGGCACCTGGGGCTGCCAGACCTTGAACTCGGGGTCGCCGGGCGACACAAACCGCCGATAAGTCCAGTGCGACTCGTCGGGGTTGTTCTCCGCAAGCTTGGCCGCGTACCATTTCATGCCGGGCTGCCTGAGTCGCGAAAGCGCGATGTCGAAAATCATCTCGTCGACGCCGGCACTGCCCACGGCGGGCGCTGGTTCGTCAATCGCGAACCCGCCGAGCTCGCGCGACATGAGTTTGGTCGCGTCCTGCTGGTCATCCATGCCCATGAACACGACTTCGCCCTCGGCAACGCCGCTTGCCCAGGTGAATGTCTTGCGTGACGCGTTGTAGGTGCCATAAATCCCGGGCGGGAACCACGAGAAGAACGTCTTTTGCGTCGTGCCGACGATGTTTTCGTAGGTATCGCGGATGATAGCCCACGTCGCGCCCGGATTATGGCGCGTGTGGTAGAGACAAGCCCAAGCAATTGCGGTCGATTTGCCCTCGCCCATGCGCGACGAGAACAAATCGGCCTTTGCGCGGCTTTCAATGAAGCTCCGCTGCACCGGATTGGGGTTGAAAACCGTCTTATGGACGACTTGACTCATGGTTTTCTTTGAATTTCGGGTACTTCCGGCTTCTTTTGGCGATAATCGTCGGAAAACCACGCCTGAGCGAGCCCTTTTTCGAGCAAAAGGCGCGCTTCGGCCTCCGTTAGCCACCGAACATGGCTATATGAGGTCTCCCCGAGACCTCCAACACGCAACATGAGCCACCATTTAGGCTTTCCGTACCAGCGAGAACGCACGTAAAGGCTGCCGTAACTCGGCAATGTCTTCTTATAGCGCCGCACCCACTGCTCGATGTCGCCTAAATCGAGCTCAAGTTGAACCGGCTCCGCCATCTTTGGCCTCCTGTTGAGCTTTCGCGAGCTTCTTTGCCCGCCGTTCCGCCTGCATTTTGCGCAAATGCTCTAACCGCCGCCGCTGTCTCTCAGCTCTTTTTCGCGCTTCAATCTCTTCTGCAAGTTCACGCGCTTGCCTTTCAACCTTGGTCTCGCCTCTCTTCGCTTTCCGCGGGACAACTTGACCGTTTGGAGTATCCACTTCGACACCGATCGTAGCCCTCATCTCATAGATGTTCGGAAACTGCGGGGTTCCTTGTGTCCCGGTNTCGCCCATATCGAGTGTTGTGTTGATCTGGATGGGCACCGTGACATTGACTTGAGCCTTGTCTGAGAACACCTGCGGGTTCCGCTTGCCTGCCGTCCATTTCAACTGGTTGATCAGCACCTCCACGGCGCGGATGTGCTGGTTGTTCTGAGGATCTTCGACCAGCTCGCGGGCGAGTTGCAGCGCCTCGTCCTCCATCATGTAGCCGCTCATCTCTCGCGCGACCATGTAAGCCCGCAAGAGCGCCGGCTCTTTCATGAGCCAGGACAAGAACACCTTCGCCGGGGGCATCCCCGGCATCTGCTCGATCTGCTTAAGCGTCTGCCCAAACGCGATCTCTTCGCAGTACGCGTAAGCAAGCCGCGGGTTTATGGGCGTGTCGAGATCCCATTCCTTCTGCGGCGATACGGCCGGCAGCAGATCCGTGTGATCGGTGCCCGGCTCTTTCTTCTCAATCTTGTCCGCTCGAACCGCGATCTCTTCGTCTTCGTCCCTTAGCGACATATCAGCATTTCCTCATCCGACGGCCCCGCGTCGACGAGCCGCCATTCCCATGACCCGTCACTGCGCTGCACACTCTCCGCGATTCCGTCTTTCGCGCGGCGCAAGGTTCTCTCTGTTATCTTGAGTTCGGCCGCCAACTTCAACAGCTCGGTCACGGGTTTCGGCCCATCGGCCAGCACATCGCGCAAGAACTGACGGGCCGCGCCGAGTTTCTTCGGCACCCGGACCCTCTTCTCGGTCGGTTCGTCCTCGCCGTCCGTGTCCTCTGTCTTGCCGTGGTACTCTCCGCGCCAATAGAAAATCCCGTGCGGGTTGGTGTCGGGGTCGGGGCCATCCGCGATCTCGTAGCGTAGCTTCGGCGGTGGCTTGCCGATGTTGCCCTTCGACCGCTCCACGACGCGAATAAGTTCGCCCTTTTTCATGCGGGCCGTCACCATGAGCTCCGAACGGACGGCGGCCGTGAACCCGATCGACCCGAGCCCGGCCTGTAGCTTGGCGTCATTCGCCGGCCCCTTACGGCGGTGCCGCACNAGCAAGAAGGTGACCCCGGTGGCGTGGGCCACGTCCATCAGCTTATTGAGCCAGCTCATCACTTCATTGGCGCGGTTCATGTCCATGTCCGCGCCCATCCACGTGGTCAACGTGTCGACGATCACGAGCTTGATGTCGAGTTCACGGATGATCTTGATCATGGCCGGAATGCCAGGGCCGTCGATCTTCGACCGCCGGTCGGTAATATAGACGCGCGTGAGGTCCGCGCCCTGGTTCTCCAGCCGCCAGACAATGATGGTGTCCGCATCGTCCTCCGACGACATGATCCAGCAGTTCTCGGGTTCCCGCGGCTCCGTTTCGCCAGGGAGCGGCCGCCCCGTCGTCAAGCTCGCCACCAGCTCGCATAAGAAGGTCGANTTTCCCGCCTGTGGATCACCCGTCACCAGCGTCAACTTTCCCCGAGGCACATATCCCTTCCACAACCACTCAATCTGTCTCTTCTCAATCTCGGCTGCCTTGCGCACCTGAAACCACTGTTTAGCGGGCTCCTTGGCGGGCTCGGTCATGGAACGCCTCGTATGTTCTGATTGGATGAAGGAGCCGCCACCCTAACCCCGCTGACGAAAATGGTCCAGCGCCGCGGTGACGCATCGTTTAAACAGATCGCCAGCCAGCCATCAACCACTCCATTTTTGGCAGCGTGGCAGCCTGTCGCTGCACAGGCTGACGCGCGCCNCCGAGCTCGATGAGTTGGGCAACGCATGGCTAATCCTCCTGCGCAAGACGAAAGAGCCCTCCCCTGCGCAAGACGAAGGACGCAAGACGCTGCGCGAGCCTGAGCCCTTGCCCACCGCCGCAGCGGGCCACGCGCCGCGGCACTTGACAACCCCGGAGCGTGGCATTAGGACGACCTCGGTCAATCAACCCACCAACCGCACCCATCTGTCCCGCGTCTTTCGTNTTNCGTCTTTCGTCCGGGGGACCCCGCCGACCATGACCTACCACCGCCGCACCCCACGCCCCGACCCCGACCCAAGACCACACCCCTCCGAGGACCAAGCCATCCACGCCGTCCTCCGCGCCGCCCGGCACCTGAGCAACGAAGCCTGGGCNGAGCTCGCCGGGGTCTCCGCCCAAACCGTCTACAACCTGCGCACGGGCCGGGTCCGCTACCCGCGCTACCGCACCCTGGTCGCGCTAGCCCGCGCCGTCGGCCTGTCGCTCCGCGCTTACCGAGCCAATGATTAGCTAGACAACGAGTTACCGGCCCTGCTGCCCCATCAC